GTGACCGGCGAACGGGTTGCCCTTTACTTCGTCGACGAGTCGCTTCGCCCAGAAGTAGAGCGAGCAGATGATGTCGCCGGGATGCCGCAGGAAAGTCATCGTGTAAAATCCGGCATTTCGGAAGGCGGCGATGTCCTGCTGCTTCAGATTGATGTGATGCTGGTGGACGTAAAGAAGATCGAGATCCAGCCGCCGAATTTGAGACAACTCGAGCGGAGACCAGTCGCGTTCAAGGCCGAGTTCCCACGAGTCGCGGATGACGTAGCCGCGCCGCCGGAGCATCGCCTTCAGGTATTCGTTGACCCAGACGCCCGCCGCTTTTCCAAAATGGCAGAAGATTATTTTTCGAGGCATTTGATGAACTCCAAAAGGTCGCGGCGCCCGATGCGTTCGAGATGACCGAAGACGCGGGCGCGGTGTTCGATGTACTTTGAACGGAGACCCGAGTTCGCCTTCGCGTCGAGGGCGTCGGTCAAATGAACGTGCCAACTTTTCAGGCCGTCGGTCTCGAAGACCGGCTCGCGCCAGAATCCGACGTTGTGCGATCGGGGAAAAGTTGAGACGTCGAACTTCTCGACGAACAGATTCATCCCCTCCTGCTCAAAAAAGTCTGACCGGCCCAGATATACTTCGCGCCAGAAGTCAGGCGCGGCGGCGTTGCTCGTCCAGCAGTAGCCCGCGTTGAAGATCCCGAACTTCCGGACGGCCTCGAGACCGCCCCCGCCGTGATGGTGAGGCGAGAGGACTAGCTCGGAGGCGAAGCCCTCGTTCAGATTCGCGACGGGCAGAATGTCGGCGTCCAGGAACAGGCTGTCGCCCGCTTCATCGATCGCCCATCGCCAAGCGTCCATTTTTGCGAAGATGCAATCGACACGATGGAAGTCGTTTTTCACGGCGACCTTCGCGCGGATCTTCTTCTCGGCTTTGGCGAGCTTGGCCGGTTCAGCATCGAGACGAAACTGCACGTCGCGGAAGTCGTGCCGCTCGAGACTCGCCTTCGTCGCCTTGTCACACGTTAAGAAGACCGGCTCGGAGTGGAACGTCCGCAGGGCGGCGATCAGGATGGCGGCCTCGTCCGCGACTTCTTCGGTCGCGACGATCGCGAACGAGCTGATCGTTCTGAAGGTCTCCGGCGTTTGGATCGCGAGGGCCACGGTCATCGCGTTTTGGGTAGAGAATATCCGAGCAAGCTGCACGGCGCGCCCGAGGGCAGCCTGTTCATTTGGCTCGTGCGTGAAGTCGACGAAGACGTGATCGATGCCGGACGTCTCCGCCCATCTCTTGACACGTTCGCGGGTGCTGTCGGTGCTGCCGTTGTCGGCGAAAAGGATCGAGGCGCGAACGCCCGCGAGTTGCCCGCGTAGCCGGTCGAGATCGCCAAGAATCCGCGCCTCGACGTTGAAGGTAGTCAGGGCGATGACGATGCCGAACCGACCGACCGCCGCGCTGCCGATCAGTCGCTCGAAGTCGCTCGGGTTCTCGATGGCGAAGGTCGCTTTCCCTGACTCGCGAAGCCCGACGTGGTCACCGTTTACCTCTAATCTAGGGGCGGGCATTTTCCAAATCGTCCACTTTCTTGGCAAGGGTTTCCACGAGTTTAGACAATTCTTTCACTTCTGCGTTCAGTTCAACAACGGCTTCGATCAGGAACGGCACGATCTTATTGTAGTCCATTTGCTTCATTCCTCGGCGTCCGTCCAATGGCTTCCCATCATTGTCCGTCCGTTCCCTTACAATCTCGGGCAGAATCTTTTCGACGTCCTGCGCGATGAGTCCGAACGATTTCCCTGCCCGTGGTTTTGCGTTTTTCTTCCACTCGAATTGTACAGGCTTTAGTTGGGCGAGGATTCCCATACAGCCGGTTAAGGGTTTGATGTTCTTCTTCAGTCGGAGATCGGAAGGGTCGTTGTTGGTAAAATCAATGGAAGGGGTGGAGTCGTCTAACCAAACGCCAATCGAGTCATCGGACGAAAAGAACTCGATGTAATCTTCGTTATAAATATCTACATAATTGAGATTTCCGTCCTGCGCCGTCCACAATTCCATCCCGTAGTAAGCCAGCGAGAAATCGACTTTCCCGGAGGTGTCGCAATCGATCGTGATCGTTTCATCCCAAGAAACGAAATCGACTGTGTCTGAATCGGTAACTGTGAAAAAATTCGTTTCATCAGAAATATCGAACGACGTCATCCCGCCGCCGCCCCCGCCGCTCGGCGTGGCCCAAGTATTATCGCCACGCAAAAAAGTTGTCGCGCTGGCCGTGCCGGTTGCAGATAAATCTCCGGTGATTGTGCCTGTCGTCGTGATCGTGCCGCCCGTGATATTGATGAAAGTCCCGTTCGAGGTTGCGACGCTCGTCACAGTTCCCGAGCCGCCCCCGCCGCCGCCATTGTTCACCCAAGAAAGAACTTCAGAGCCGTTCGTCGAAAGGACTTGCCCGGTTGAGCCGTCCGCGTTCGGAAGTTCCCACACGATTTTCGTCGGGGCCGATCCGGCTTTGAATCCGACGTAGTCGTTCCGGTTCGAGCCACCGAATCGAAGTTCGCCGTGCGAACCTGTTGAGCCGACAATGAAGACCGGCTCGCCGGTGCGCGCGTCGAGGTAGAGCGGCGCGCCGCGCGAAAATATATCGTGCCGGTTCACGTCGAGATTCCCGCCGAGCTGGGGCGATTGGTCGTGGATCAGGTCGGTTTGAATCCAGAGGTCGAGGTTGTTCCCCCACGGATTGAAGGCCCACTCGAACTTATTCCGCCCCGGCGATCCGGTTCGCATCACGCCCGTGAAGTTCAGAAGAAAATTCTCGATGAACATCTTCACCTTTAGGGCTTCCGCCGCGTCGAGCAGTGTCGGGGCTTCGCCCTTTTTGAAGGGGGGAAGAGTCGGCCACGACGACGCCTGAATGACGAGCTGCGCGTTCTTATTTATCGACGCGCCCGATGAGTTAACTCCCGCCATTATTTCGCCGCCGTTTCAAATTGTTTTTGTATCCAGATGTTCCCCGCGTATCTCTCGAGAGTGCAGTCGCTGACGTCGATCAGAGTCGCCGCCGAGACCCAGCCGATATATGTTGCATAGGTCGGCGTCGTGGTCGTTGCATCGACATAGTCAAGAATGCAACCGTCGGCGTCTTTCGATGCGAACTTCTGGGCAATGACCGCGATGTTCGCGTAGGGGTCGTCGTTTCCGTAGTAACGATTCGTGACTTTCCAGACGACATTTTCGACGAGCGGGCAACGAAAATTTGCTTCATAAACGTCATTGTAATAGCCCGGAAAGTTCGTCGATCTCATTTCGTAATCGACCCAAGTGTCGGGGATGGTTGCGAAGCGTCGCGTCCATCGAATCAGACTGCCGCCGAGTTGTTGCGGAACGGATTCTTCGACCAGCCAGATCGCCGCGAAGACCGTTGTTCCGTCCGCGTGGTCGGCGGGCGAACTCGTTTGAGTTCCCTCACCCTGCCCGCGCGCGATGCCCGTGAGCGTCGTGGCGGTCTTGCCGGTGTATGTGATCCACTCGCTTTCGATCTGAATCTTCCCCGCGTCAGGGAAGCCCGTCGTGCTGGCGACGGACAGATCGCCCGTGCCGGTTCCGGTCGCGCCGTCGCACGTTGTCGTTTGCATCGAAGTATCCAGCGCGAGCGGGGCGAAGTCGGCCTCGTTTTGAACGTAGTCTTTTTCGTAGACGACGGCAGACTGCTCCTGATAAATCGGATAGATAACGCGGGGCGCTGCGGTGATCTCGCTGGCGGTCTGCCAGTTCGTCGAAGGGGCGTCGTAAGTGATTGCCATCGGTTGCCTTTATTGATTAACGAACTTGCCCTTCAGGCTTTTGTCGATGCTTTTCAGAGAGGTATCCATCGAGATCAGAAGGCCGGTGAACTTCAGACCCTTCGCGATCAGATCGATCGAGAATTTCCCCTTTTCCAAAACGTCGCCCAGCTTCGCGAGGTCTTTCAGCTCCGGCCCGACCGACTTCAGTGCCTTTGCGTAGACTTCGGCGAATTGGCTCATCCGTGAGACGTAGAGGATGCCGTAGCGGAGCTGCGCGAGGTGGACGCCCATCACCTTCATCGTGCCGGTTGTGATCATATTGTACATCGCCGCGTTTTTCATCCGGATCGTCCCCTGCTGAATCTGAACGGCGAGACGGGCGACGAGTTTGTCTTCGGCGTGAGCGGCCTCGACGATCGCCTTCGCGTAGGCTTCGGTCGGTGGCGTGGCCGCCTCGATGGCTGGGCCGATCTTCTTCACCGCTTCGGCTGATAACTTGGCCGCGTTCACGACCGGCTTCATCGCGTCCGCCTGTTTATTGGACGCCGCGACGTTCGCGTTCGCCGCGGCGAGCTGGTTCTCGACTTGCGACTTCGCTCCGGCGGCTTGCTCGGCCTGAAGTTGTTTTTCTTTTTCGATTACGCCGTTGTAGGCTTCCTGTCCCTTCTCGCCCGTCCCGATCCAAAGCCGACGGATTTCCTCGTTCGATTTGCCGACAAGTTCGGACTGCTTCACGCCCAGAGCTTCGAGGGCTTTCTTCATATGATCGATCTGCTTTGCGTTCGCCTCCTGATATTCGGCCATCACGGCCTTTCCTTTCTCGCCGGTCTTCTCGAAAATTTCTTGCAGCTCTTCCCCGTTTAACTTCATAACGTGCCCCGCGTTCGCGCCCATCTTGATCAGCGTCGCTTGCATCGCTTTCGTCTGATCTTCCGCCAATCCCTTCGCGCTTTTGAGCAGTTTCGCGCCGAATGATTTCAAATCTGAAAGCGACCCCTTCATCGCCTTGCTAGATTCTTCCGTCGACTTCTTAAATGCTTCTTCGGTTGCCCCTGCGGCGTCGTCCATCGACTTCGAAACGCCTTGCCCCATCTCTTCAGCTTCGCCCGTGACCTTGTTCTTCAACTTCGTCCACCATCCGCCGAGCTTGCCAGTCATCGAAGACCACGCGCCTTTGATCTTGTCGACGCCGCCCTTCACTGCGCCGACGAGTTTGCCGATCGACTTCGAGACGTTCGGAAAGAGGTCTTTGAACTTGTCGATCATCATCGTGACGCCCTTCTTCACGAAGCCGACGATCGCGGAAATTACTTTGACAACGCCCGGAAACAGGTCTTTGAATTTTTGCAATATATCCGAAAGAGTTTTTTTGATGAAGTCGCGCGCCGTGGTGAATCCCTTTTTCACAGTTTTGACTGACCACTTCACGACGTCGATGAACATCCGCCCGACGCCTGAAATCACTTTGATCAGCCACTTGAAAAGCATCGACAAAAGGCTGACACGTTTCACCGTCGTTTTGAGTGTCTTATTCACCGGCTTCGTCGCGTCTTCCATTCCCCTCATTCCGCCCATCATCTTCAGGATCAGATTCAGCAAAGGCTCGGCGATAATAAGCAGCTTCGTGAGGATATTCAGCATTACGACCATTCCGCCCGCTTGCGATTGTTGCGTTTTCGCAGCTAGACGGATGATGATTTTCAGCAAAGGCATCGCCGCTGTGAACGCCGCCTTTAACGCTTTCACCAGTGCCTTGAAAGTCGGCTTGAACTCTTCCGCCATCTGCGCGACTTCTTCACCGATCTCTTTCCAAGGCAGATCGCCGATCGCGTCGGCGATTTGTTGGATCGCGGGCGTGATCGCTTCGACCATTGGCGCAATCGCGCCGCCGATCTTGATCATCGCCGCCGCGATGCTGGCCTTGATTTTGTCGAAGCTCCGCGTGATCCCCCCGTCCATTGTATCGAAGGCCGCTTCTGACGCCCCCGCGCTGTTCGCCATCTCGTCAAGATTAGCTGCAAAAGTCGCCGCCCCTTCGCCCGTTAATTGCAAGGCGGCTTGCCCCGCCTCGATCCCGCCGAAAAGATCCATTATCGAGCCGCCGGTCTTGTCGGCGTGGGCCGACATCAGATCGAGCGCCTCCTTCATACTTCCGCCGCCTTTGATGAAATCCGGAAAAGACTTGCCCGAAATCATCTCGAAATTCTTTGCCGCGACTTGCCCCTTCTTGCCCAGTTCGGCCATCATATTCTTCAGGCCCGTGACCGACTTCGCGGTGTTGCCCGTGATGCCCGTCGAAGTCGCGAGGGCCGCAGACAGTTCCTCGAATGTAACGCCGAGAGCTTTAGCGAGCGGCGTCGCGTCGCCCAGCGAATTAGACATTTCCTCAAAAGTCGTTTTGCCTAATTTGACGGCTGTGAACATTATGTCGGACGCTCTCGCCGCCGACATATTCTCTTTGCCGTAGGCATTGATGACGCCCGTCAACCCATCGACCGCCGTCTCGAGCGAGGTCACGCCGCCGATGGATGCCTTCGATGCGACCTCGAGGAACGTCATCACGTTCTCTTTCGGGACGCCCGCGCTGATCGCCTGATAGAGTGCAGGAACGACTTCTTCGGGCAGCTTGCCCATCTCTTTCGCGAGACTCAAAACGTCATCTTCCATCTTCCCCATCGCCTCTTCGCTGATCCCCGGCATCAGAGTGAAGACTTCTTTCATCCCCTTCTCGAAACTCGCGAACGCCATCAGCGAATCTTTGCCGAACTTAATGACGGCGGCTGCGGCCACGGCAGCCCCAGCGACGACCGCTGCGCCCAGCATCGGGCCGACTGATTTGAAAAGGCCGCCGATCTTTCCCATCGACGTTTTGCTCTGCCCCTGAACTTTCGAAAGCCCTTTTTTGAATTTGTCGGACTTCAGCCCGAGGTAGGCGGTGATCGAGAACTTCGACATCAGGCGACCTCCGGCTCGGGTTCAGGGTTGGCGTCGGCCTTGGCCTGACGGATCTCGTCGATCTTGTGAAGGTATTCGTGGCGGACTTTGTCGGCGTGTTTCGCGATCGGGATCTCTTTGCTACCCTTGCGCGCCATCATAGCGTGGGCGTAGGCAAAGGCGCGGCGAAGCGGCAGCGCGAGAATGCGGTCTTCGGCCCAGCCGTATTCGCTGGCGAGCGCGTCGATCAGGGTGATGATCCAATTCGCCGGAGGCGGCGAGTCGCTGCCCGTGCTGGCCTCGAACTCGGCCTTCAGATGATCGCCCAGCTCTTCACCGACCCTGTTCAGATCGACGCGCCAGAACTTGCGGAAGTATTTTTTCGCCTTCTTCGGCTCGCCCGCCACGAAGTCGGGCGAGCAAATCCAGAAAAAGTTGAGGACGTCGTTCCGAGTGAGGTCGCCGCCACGCAACACAGGATGCTCGACCGCCTCCAAAAGAAGAAGGCGTTCGATCGTGATCGACTCGACCCAGATGCCGCCGACGAGTTCCGGATAGGGCAGAAGAACCTCGTCGGCTTCGCGTCTGTCCTGATCCTTCGCGGCGGCGATTCTGGGCTGATAGACCTCCCAAAGCTCCGCGACTGTCATCGTCGCGGCCTAGTTCAGTTTCTTATAGAACGAGATCGAGCACTTCGCGTAGTCGCCCTGCGATTGTGCGTCGCCGACTTCGGTGATGATGTAGGTCGCATTGTTCCGACCGTCCGTCGTTGCCGTGATCATCTCCTGCCCGATCGACGGGTTTGGGGCGGTCGTGGCCGAGTCAGTGGAATATTGCAGGGTGGCCGATCCCTCGACTCGCTGCGGGACGATCGTCGAGCCAAGGGGCTCGCCGTTGCTGTCGTCGATGTCGACGCGGTTGCCCCCGTAAGTGAAAGATGCACCTTCGAGGATGTAGGCGATCGAGTTGATCGTCACGGGTGAATCTTGGATTCCAAATGATTGGGTTCCGTCGCTAGTGATTGCCATCAGTTTTCCTTTTTGCTAGTGGTTAAAAAGTCGGCGTGGTTGTTGCACATTGCCGACGGCTGCTTACCCTTTGCGCGTTTGTCCCGAACGGAACGGGATCAGGCGGGCCACGAGTCGTCGCGAATGCCGAACACGATCGCGAAGCTCATCGTCGAGATGTTGAAGTCGCCGTCGGCTTCGTAGTCGGTCGCGATCGGGCGGCAGTATTTGAGATCGTAGTAGGGGTTGTTTGTCGTCGTCCAGTTCGAGCCGGAGAGAGACAACGCCTCGCGGACTTGTCGCCTGTAGACGGAATGATCTGCCGCCTGTCCGGTCGCGTTGTCGGTGATCACAGTCGCGAAAAAATTCGCATTGAAAGCCCGGTAGTCGATCGTCGTCGGCGATGCCCCGCCCCCCCTTTGCGGTGCTGGGTCTAGGGCGTCGTGCATCTCGAAGCGAATCTCGATTCGTGGCGTCGTCAGGTCGGTCTCGACGACCGTGCGGACGACCGAGATGCCGGTCGCGGTGTTCAGGAACGTGACGGCGGGCGTCTCGAAGTGAACCTCGAAGTCGTAAATCGTTTCGATGTTGGGCGCTGCCATCGTTTTACCTTTGCCGCCTCGCGATCAGGTCGAGCTTCATCAGCAGACCCGAGGCGTCGGTCGTCGTGTTGGCGACCTTCAGATCGCGCGTCCCGTCGTTCAAGACCCAGCCCTTCGATGGAAGGGTCGACAGTCCGTTCGTGTTCAAGTGGTAGGAGCTGTCGAGCTGAACTTCGCGCCCGTTCTCTTCGAGCAGGAAGTCTTGCGTGATGGTTGCGCTCGAGGTCGTGAACTGAACGCCCACGCTGGACGTGGGCAGGACGGTCGTCAGCGTCACGGTGAAATCGAGAAGCGCGTGATCGATGTCCGCCGTGAGACTTGCTGTCGTTATGCTTGCCATTTTAAGAAAAAGGGCGAGGCCGCCAAAGCCCCGCCCCTTTCAGTTCCCCTTCAGAGGGCCAAGACTTAAGCCCCTGTGATTTTCTCGCCAGCGAAGTCATTGATAATCAGCTCGTCGGTCGTCATCCGAACACGGACGACGCTCGCGGGCGGCATCTCGGTGCGGAAGGTTTCCGTCACGAACTGCCAAGACTGTCTGGCGTTGTAGTAAAGCGTGCGACCGATGCCACCATTCGAGAGGGGGCCGTCGGCGACTTGCGCGACGTAGTAGGTCGAATCGCTGAACACTTTGGAACGCGATCCGGTTTGGCCTTTCACGGCGGCATTGTAGCGGGTGTTGCAGACGATCACGCTGTCGACTCCGAGGATTCGAGCGACCTGATCTTCAGAGTAAAACATCGACCCCGATCCATTGATCAGATTCCGCATATCGTCAGTCTGAAGCATCTCGGCGTAGAGACTCGCCTCGACGATCAATCTGATCCCCCTGAAAATGCCGTTCGCGTTCAGCCGCAGGACGGCGTTCGTGATGTCGGCGATCGGCGTGGCCGACGCGACGACGGACATCGCGGCGGTCGCGGCGGTGCTGTTAAAGCCCGCGCCCGAAATGGCGTTTGCGGTTCGGATCTCGTGGCCGATCATCAGATCGTCGGCGAGCTGATTCGCGGCGACGGTCGCAATGTCGAGCTGCGCGTCGGTTTCAGCGGCGGCGAGGTCGAGGTCGTCCATTGAGTTTTCGACTCCGTACTCGATGCAAGTGTAGGTCGCCGACTCGTATTCGCTCGACGTGCGGGCGAAGTTCGACCCAGCGGCGCGCGGCTTGCTGATGTCGTTGTCGAACTCGGCGGCTTTGATCTTCGCGTAGGTCGCCGACTTCGCGCCGACGGTTTGGAATGGAAGAATCCGCGCGCCAACAAATTGCTGGCGATCGACTTCGTTTACTGCTTCAGCGATTACCGGCTGGAAGCTCGCGGCGGATGATTGGAAAAAGCTCATTTTTTAATTCCTTTGGGTTATGCTAAAAAGGTTTGGTGGGGGTAGACTTCGATCACGTCGCCGTCGGCGGACGAGGCAGCCATCGCGAGGCCGACCTTCGTGTTCGTGTTATCGGTTCCGATCTTGCCGCTGCCGTCGAGGTAGACCGTGTCGGCGATTGCGATCGTATTGCCGCCGCAAAGGACTTGCGCGGTTCCTCCGGCGTTAAAGAGTTGCACGTTCCCGTAACCGCTCGCGGCGATGTCTTCGGTCGTGACTCCGATGGCTTGCTCGGTGGCGTTGTCGCCGCTGACGGCGATCGTCCCGCTCGAGTCATAAGACACGACCGAGTAGGCTGCGATTGCGACGGCGGTCGCTTGGAACGTCCGCCCGCTTGATTGGAATGTAGTTGCTCCCATTTTTTTTGCTTTGGTTTAGTTGAGTTGAAAAAGTTCGGGTGATTTTTTGGCGACTTGCAGGACTGCCGTCATCCGCGAGTGGCTCGGGTTGGCTTGGAGGTAGTCGGTGATCGCGTCGGCTTTCGCGTCGACCGGCTTCGCGTCGGCCAGAACGGCGAAGTCGTCGTCGATCTCGTCGTGACCGCTGAAGATTTTTTTCAGGGTCTCGATCTGCTGCTGAAGTTCTTCGATCTGCTGCTGCTGCTCGCCGATCAGAACGTCGCGCTCGGCGACCCGAAGCTCGACCTCGCTAGTCGGCTCGTCGGCGTCGTCGGTATCGTCCTCGTCCTCGATCGCGTCGAGGTCTTCGGTCTCCGGTTCAGCTTCTTTTTCGGCGACCGGATCGGGCGCTGTCTCGGTCGCGGCCTCGAGCTTCTTCTTCTTCGCGGCCTTCTTTGTTTTGGCGGGGGCGGCTTCCGGCTCGGGTGATCCCCCAGCCTCTTCCGCCTTGCGACGCTCGAGTTCTGCGCTGGCCGACTCGGCGAGAGTCGTCAGCGTTTCGGTTTGGTCGTTTGTGTTTTCGTCCATATCCTTACCCTGAAAAGGTTTGTCCCGTTCGCCCTCGCTGAAGAGCGAAGAAGTCGCCGCCGGAGTGTCGACGAAATCGGCGGACTCGATGAGGGTCGGTGTAATTGTCGGAAAGCCGAAGAGCGCATCTTCGGGCCGTTCGCCGTAGCCGGTAAACTCTTCGACGCCGTCTTCGGTTTCCCAAAACATCGACCCCTCGAAAACGATCGAGATCCCAAAAGTCTGCGGCAGTCGTTCGGCCAAATCGAACAGGCGGGCGAACTGCTCCGGCTCGTCTTCGCGGTAGCTCGGTAGAATCTCGAAGCGCGCCGCGCGAATCCGATCGCCGTCCCGATAAAAGTCCGAGAAGACTCCGATCTCGTTCAGGAGTCGGTCGCCATAGGCTCCAGCGTGTGTGATGTAGGCCGGAAGTGAAACGTCCCGCAGGAGTTCGTTCGCGGCCTCGACCGAACGCTCGCTGATCATCATCCGATGGCCTCGAGCTTCGCCCGCCTCGATGATGACGACGTCGCGAAGGACGCCGGAAGCCCGGTCGACCTTGCCGATCGTGGCTTGAAACGTGAACCGACGCGGGTCGGCGTGGAGAGGTTTTGCAGGGCTGTCGAGGGCGGCGGCCATTAGCTTTTCGCGGGTGGCTTTGCGGGTGGCTTTGCGGGTGGCTTCGGGGCGGGTTTCGGGGCGTCGCCCTTCACTCGCTCGACGTAGCGGCGTTCCTCGCTCGTTAAATCTTCCCAGACTTTCCGGTTCGGCTTCTCGAGGTAGTCGATCACTTTTTGTCTCATTACTTCGGGGGCGCTTGTCCCGCGAGATCGTCGTCTCGGTTCAAAAGGTCGCTGAAGTTCGCGGACGCGCTGACGGTGTACGGGTTGAAGAGTTCCTTCCAATCGTCGAGACCGTACTCGTCGGCGAGGGATTGAGCTTGGCGGATGTTTTGGGCCTTGCGACGCATCGCGCTTTCGGCGGTGTAGCCGAACTGACTCGCTACGTCGTCGAGCGATAACGCGCCGAGCTGGACGTAGCGAACGTCGGCGGTCACTTGCGCGGCTTTGTTCACCCAGCGAAACGCGGGCGTCTGCCAGCGGGCCGCGTAGGGATCGAGAACGGTCGACGGAATCGAGATGTCTCCGTCCGCGATCCAGCGCGCAACCTTCCAGCGGTAAATTTTATCGAGAAAATAAACGAGCTGCCGCTGATTCTCTTCGAGCGCGCCCTGATACTGAAGAAGAAGACCCTGCGACGCCGAAAATGAAGACTGCCCGATCGTCGACATTATCATCTCGACGGGGATGCCGATCGCGGCCCCGACCTTTCGCAAGTGATACATCACGAACTCGATGCCATCGACATTCGGGCGACCGTTCGAGCTGATTGTCGACACGTCTTCGCCCGGTTCTAGGTAGTGAAAATTTCCCGGCTCGAATTGCTGAAGGCGTCCAACTTCGTCCTGATCACTCTCCGGCAGCCGGTCGATCAGCTCGAATTGTGCCGCGTCGTTTTTCTTCACGACGGCGGAAAGGCTGGCCGCGACTTTCGCCGCCATCATCTCCGTCTCTTCGTATTCGCTCACGTCCTGCAATGAATCGACGCAGCTCGCCAGCTCGGGGATTCCCCGAAACTGTTGCGGGCGCATCCGTTTGAAATAGAGCAGGAAGTCGCGCGCGGGGATTCGCTTGATATTTTGCAGCGTCCCGTTCAATCGCTGGCCGACCATATAGCCGCGAGGCTTGCCGGATCGCCCGACGATGACGCCGTTCTTTACCGGATCGTCGGAGAGAGATCCGCCGCCGGTCGGGTTGCCGATCCGGTCGCCCTCGATGAGCTGAATCTTCCCGCTTCGAGTCAGCAGAACGCCGATGTCGCCGAAGAAGAGCGGCGCGTCGACGAGTTCCTGCTGGACAAGCGTCATATTCATTGTCCCCGTGACCTCCGGAGAGCTGGCAAAGTAATCCCATCGGGCGATGAGCAGATCGTTCAGGGCGTCGTCGGTCGTCGCGGGTTGCGGTCGGATCCCCGTCCCGACGACGTCCGTCCTGCGGAGGCGGCTGATCGCTTTCACGACGGGATCGTTCCGTTTGAAATCCATCAGCGTCGAGATCAGCCGATCGCGTTCGTAGTTTGGAAGCTCCTGCTCTTCGGAGAGCAAAGGCTGAAGGCCGCGAGTCTTTCGGAAGCGGGTGTTCTTTACGGCGTCATATCCGAAGAGGATTTTCCCCGCCGTCTTCACGCGCGACCAGATGTTCGGCTTCGTCGCTAGTTCCATTGCCGCAAGTCCATTCGGTTATAGCCGCGACAGTTTGTCGTCGTGTCTCGGAGCAGGAGAAGCCGCGTCAGGGTTTTGATTTCGGCCCAGATTTTCGCCCGGTCGAGGTAGGTGAACATCCGGTCGCCGAGCTGATACTGCGTCGTAGGGGTCGTCGACAGGGTGGTGTAAGCCGTGACCAGATTGTCGCGGAGGGTTGTTATTTGTGCGACTGATAGATTCGCTGCCATCACAAAAGGGCAGCCTGTCCCGATCAGATCACGGGCCGACGACGTTCGCCCCGTATTGCTCGGCGATGTCGTCGAGGCTTTTGATGTAGCCCTTCCGGACGAGAACGCCGAACTCGCGCTTCATCCCGTTCACCTTTGTCTGGAAAACCTTTTTTCCACGGACGGACGGATTCAAAGCATTATGCGCGGAGCTGTAAAATTTCAGGGTGTACTCGGCCCCTCTTGCGACCTTTGAACTTCTCGAGGCGGCTTTGTAGGTCATCCCGCACGATTTCAGGGCGTCTTCGAGGTCGCCGCGATCTTTGAACTCGCGCGTCGTTGCCCCTTCGAGCTTCCCCGTCTTCGCGAGGTGATAGAACGCCGCCTTCCCCGACCCGACTCGCGCCATCGCCCTTTTGCGGATCTCAGCTAGACGGTTTTCAACTTGCGAGACCGCGCCGCTGCGACTGTAAAACTCGAATTTGTTGATCGTGAATTTTCGCCCGTTGACCTTGATCGCCCGCGCCACGTATTTGTACTGATTCGGCTGCTTTCCCGCGTTCTTTCCGCGACCCGTCGGACGGTTCCAAGTGTAGCGGCGGCGGATGTGAGACTTCCCGACCGACATCTTCTTCGAGAACTTCCCCTTCGGCTGGGCGACGCCGACGTCGTTCGCGGTTCGGGCGAGGACTTTCATCGCGAGGATGTTCACGATCTTCTCGACCTTCTCGGGTTGCGGGCCGAAGTCGGCGAGCATCTTTTTGACCATCTTCTGAAAAGGCCGATCGTCGATCGTCATCTGATTTGACGCTGCCATCATAAAGGGTCGGCCTGTCCTGAAGTGGCCGCGCCGGAAGGGCAAAAAGCAAACCCAACCGGCGCGACGTTTTGCCCGATCTCCGATTTCTCCACGCGAGCCGCAGAGCGGACTCGTCGGCAGGGTCGGGCGACCCTTCATTTCGCTGTCGCGCGAGCGAAAATTTTCCGCAATCCCCTGGAGTTGGGTCGCTACTTCTTCCAAAAATTCGAGCGCGGTCGCTCGGGTTTTTGCCGCTTTCGCGCTCGCGGCTTCGGGGCGCTTGTCTCGTCGCGGATTATCGCGCCGCCCAATCCGAAGACGTGCGACAAGGCGAGGACGTAGGTCTCGCAATCCCAAAAGTGATCCTGACGATGACCCTCGACCGCCCATTCGAGGACGGTCTTCCCCCGCTTGTTCACTCGCTCGACGAGGTTCGTCGAAAGCATCTGCCGGATGTACTCGACGCCGATCCCATCGTAGACGTGCCAGTTCATCGACTGCCCGCTTCGCTTCTTCAGCATCTCCTGCCCCCAAGTGTTTTTATTGATGTGAAGCAGATTGATCGTCGAGCGCGCGCGCTTCTGGTCGGGCGTGAACGGGTCGAGCTTGCTCATTCGATAGCTTGTCGGCATCTTCTCCCAGCCCTTCGCCCCGAACCAGAACGGGCGGGCGGCGTGGATTTGTTCGTAAATCTCCTGCGTCCGGTAGCCCGTGTCGATGATGCCGTAGCTGATCGAGTAGCTCGCGATCAGTTGCGTGAAGTCTTCGAAGCTCGGACAGGTTCCTTCGTCGATCAGGTAGCTCCGGCCATCACGATCGAAGCCGCGCACGATCCAAACGAAGTGATCGCGCTGAACGTCCGCCCCGATGATCCGGTAGTCGCCTTTCAGGTCGCCGCGCTGATAGTCGCCCTGAAGTTGCTTGAAGGCGTCGGGGTTGATCAGGCCGCCGGTCTCCGGTCGCCACGGTTCAGCGAGCCAACCATTCACGAACGCCCGGACTCCGTCAACGGTCGCCTGTGATTTCAGGAACTCGACGGCCATCCTTCCGAACGTGATCACGGGCGAATAGAACGAGTTGAGGTGATAGGATCGAACGCCCAGCTCGGCGGTCTTGCTGCCCGCAATCCAGCGGCCCGCCTTCATCGCTCGCAGCTTTTGCGTGTCGACGATTTTCCCCTCGCAACCTTCGCAGCGGTAATAGGCCGAACGGGCGACGAGGGCTAGATCGTGCGAGCCGTCTTCGTTCTTCGCGGCCTCGTCCCATTGCAGATTGAGATCCCCCGCGTCGTTCTTCCATCGGAAGATCATCATCTCGCCGCAGTGCGGGCAGGGAACATAAAAACGACGCCGATCACCCTCCTGAAATTCTTGCCAGATTCCCCCGGCTTCGCTGATCGGCGTCGACGACTGAAGGACTTTGAAGTCCTGCTTCCCTTTGATCCGGTCGAGGCATTCGCGGCGGGTCGCTTCGGGGATCACGTCGATCTCGTCGAGGACGAGGACGGCGATCGGATAGCTCCGGACGTTGGCCGATGAACCGGCCCCGACCAGATTCATCGTGCAGCGATCGAACTCCTGCTTCTGCAATGTGAAGCGATCCGTGTCGATGCCGCCTTCGTTGTTTCGCGGCAGATGCTTGTCGAGAACTTTTGACTCGCGACAGAACGGCATCCAGCGATCGCTCGAGAAGGTTTTGCAGAGCGCGGCGTTCGGGAAGACCCACAAGATCGGTTGCGGTTTCTGGTCGATGACGTAGCCGAGCATCACATAGAAACTCGTCGTCTTCGCCGTTTGTGATCCCCAGCAAAGCGAGACGCGCTTCACGTTCGGATTCCGGATCGTCTCGAGGACTTCGGCGACATAAGGGTGAAGGGCGAGCGAGTAGGGGCCGCTTTGCTCGGTCACGCGACCGGATAATTCGACGGATGACTGCGCCCAGTCGGAGACGGACAGCGGCGGACGATAGCGGAAGAAGCCGACGGCGTAGGCCGTCAGCGCGGCGGTCTGGGCGGCTCGGTCATTCATCGATGGGCGTGGCGTCTTCCATCATCTTGAAGATCCGATCGAGACCTTCCCGAACCGCTTCTTCAGCGTGAACAGGTTCGGCGGGGTTGGCCTGAAGGGCGACGGCCTTCGGTAGCGTGTCGAGCAGTTCGCGGAGCGGGCCGAGCGTCCGGCGGATCGCCGCCTTCGCTTCGCCCATCGGAACGAGGCCCAGCTCGGTCTGCTCGAGTTGCAACTCTTTCAGGCGTCGGTTCGCTTCTTCTTTTCCGGCTTGCGCGCGAAGAAGGCGATGCTTCAGGTCTTGAAGTTCTTCGGATAAATGGTGGCCGGTTTTGCTGTCGCGGGTCGTCAGAGATCGCCGCTCGAGGAACGCCTTCCACTCGTCAAGGTTCGTGCCGGACGGCCCCTGCTCGTTCTTCCGCAGATGGTAAACCGTCTTCGCCGTGATCCCGAGATGCTTCGCCAGTTCGACGACCGTCAGCTTCTTCGTCGGGTCGATCGCCGCCGACTCGAGCAAATCCCGTTCGGCCTTCGTCAGCGTCTTCCCCGCTGCCGCTTTCTTCACGATGTTCTCGACGTCCTTCCGCAGAACGAGCCGAGCCTCGTCCGGCTTCAGCCGAACATCTCCGGCGGCCTTCGCTTTTGGTTTTTTCTTTGCTTCACTCATTTGATTTGTTCCGGCTCCTTTCCGGTCGCCTCGTGCCAGCGTTCAATCGTGACGGCGACGTAGGCCGGATCGATCTCGATGCCTCGGCAATGGCGTCCCGTGTTCTCGGCGGCGATCAGGGTCGATCCTGATCCGATGAAAGGCTCGATCACGAGGTCGCCCGCTCGGGCGCTGGACTTCATCACGCGGCCCATCATCTCGACCGGCTTCGGGGTTGCGTGGCCTTGGCGTTCCTCGCCCGAGACGCGATCGAATTGCCAAACGTCGGTCATATTGTCGTGCGTGTTGTCGAAGTAGGCGCGGGTCGCGTAGAAGTCCCGTTTCAGGTCGTCGTGTTCCCGTTTCAGGTCGTCGTGTTCCCGTTTCAGGTCGTCGTGTTCCCGCTTGAAGGCGTCGCCCTTTGCCTCGGCTTGAAGTCTCGCGTATTGCTCTGGCCGGATGAATGACCATTGCGAAACCGAAAACCAATGGTCTGCCATTCTCGGATGAAAACCAAACCAAGCGGCAATCGTTTTCATATCCCAACCCATTGCCCGCCGCTCGCCGTCAAGGTACTTGCGGATCGGGTCAAACCCTTCCCAATAGTTATCGGCGTTGCTGTTAAATCCCTGCTCGCCAAGCATAAAGAAAAGGCAACGCTCGGAGAGGTTTGCAAATTGGCGCGGCAGAGATGAGCCGATTCCATTGCCAGCATTCAATCCCAATGCTGTTTTCTTTTCCCAAACAATCTCATTCCGCACCGTCAACCGCTCCGAATCTGCCAAGCCGCCAACATACCAAAGCCGCCAAAGGTCGGGAGCGTTGCCCCAGATGTACGCGCTGCCATTATCGGCCAGCGAGGGCCGACAAGCCCGCCACCAATCCATCTGAAACGCATCGAGCTTGTCGCGGTAGAGGTTGTCGTTCGCGATGCCTTCGTTCTCTTTCCCCATCCCGTAGGGCGGATCGGCGTGAAGCAGGACGGCCTTGCCGCCGTCCATCAGTCGCCCGACCGTCTCGGACGATGTCGAGTCGCCGCAGATCAGTCGATGATCGCCGAGCTGCCAGATTTGCCCGAGCTTCACGTTCCATTTTTTTCGCAACTCATCCGCCCGGTCGACTTGCGGCTCGGCGTCGACCGCCTCCGTCTCGTCGCCGAGGATGCCGATCAAATCCGTCTCGCCGAAGCCCGTCAGGTCGAGGTCGATTTTGCCATCGAGTTCGCGGATCAGCTTCGCCAATTCGTCCGCGTCGATCTCGGCCAGCTCGGCGATCCGGTTGTCGGCCAGTAAATGAGCCAGCTCCGCCTCGTCCGTCTCGAAGTCCTGCTCGTCGACCGGCACGGTCGCCAGCCCGAGCTTTTTCGCCGCCAAAAGCCGAGCGTGTCCGGCCACGATGAAGCCACTCCGCGAGCTGACGACGATCGGGTTCCGCCAGCCTTGCGCGTCGATGATTTTGGCGAGCAGTTCGATCTGCTCGCGGCTGTGTTGGTTCACGTTCCGAGGATGCTCGCGCAGATCCTCGGTCGGGGTTTGCTTCGTGTGGCTGCAATGGGTTGCTGTTTTCATCTTCACAAAGTCGTGACTGTTTGGCCGGATTCGAGGCTCGGCTTCGCCTGTTTGTTGCAGTATCGTCGACGGTTCGCGGGCTTTCGCGGCCTTCCCTCACCTTTCAAAAATCCTTTTGAACTCAAAAAGAGTCCAAGCCGCGGCGGCTTCGCCCTCTCGAGACCCCCTTCCGGAGTACCTTTTAGGGGGGGTTTCCCCATATTGAACCCCGAAAACGATCCTTTTTGCCCGTTCTCCCGCCTTTTCGCCCGATTCATTTCGGCCCTGAAAAACTCGAGATCTTCCCGCCCAGAAAAGTCGCCCAGAAAAGTCGCGAGAATTTCCCCCGAGAAGACGCCAGCCAAAGTCGTCGAGAATTTCCCCGCCGTCGCGCTGTCGATCATCGTCGCCCTCCCGCCTTCGGGATGCCCGAGGCCGCCGCCGCCTCGTCGTCGTCGTCGTTCTTTTCCTTTGGGCGATGCCGAACGAGAACGCCGTCGACTCCGAGTTCTTTCCTGATCGTTGAGACGAACCTCCCGAACGTCGTCTTCCCTTGCCCCAACTCTTCAGCGATCGATCGAATCGTTCTGCCCTGAATCAAATCGGGTCTTAAAATGTAAACCAAAGAGACGAACCTTCTGAACGCCTTCACGAGACTCGTCCCTTCCGGCGTGAAGATGAAGGCGAACAGATAGGCGATCGCGTGGGCCGCCTTCTCCGTCGACGCGCGATCGACGTCCGCCCTCCCATCTTCGACAGCGTCCCAATCAAAATCGACGTGGCTCGCCTCTCGATCGCGCTTCGTCATCGGGCGAGCCTCCGGCCAGCCTCGAGGATCAGCAGGGCGTCGGCAGTCTTCAGGGTGATCTTCTTCCCGATAGCGGGGAAGAGTTGCCGCGCCCTTTCCTTCAGTTTATTTTTGCGGGCCGTCCTCGTCAGGGTCGACGGCAGATTCAGCCCGAGGGT